AAATAATAGTGGAAAACCTAAAAATGTATTGTTTAAAACAACTGAAATTGAAAAAAATAAATCTATGGAATATCAAAAATACGAAAAATTATTAATTGATATTCAAAAATGGAAAAAAAATGGAATTCATTCTTTACTTTATAAAAATGTAGGTGTTAAAAAATTAAATGATGTTTGTACACAAATAACTGTTGATTTAATGTATAAAGAAGAAGAAAAGAAATATCCTGAATTTTATCCTGCTTATGAAGAAATGAATAATACTACTTATAAGCGATTTAGAAAAGAATGTAAAGATAAATTAAATGATTATTATGGAAAAATTAATATTGTACATGATTAAAGTATAAAAAATTGATACATTTACATAAATTTTATTATAAATTCATTTAGATATTGAAATTTAGATACAATAGCATCAAATACAATGGATGAAACTGAAGATGAATATAAAAATGAAAGATTATTTGGTCTTCAAGAAGATTGTTTAGAAATCAGGAAATTAATGAATGAATTGCGTGAAAATAGAGATAATATTACAAAATGTAATCACAAACACCTGAAAAGAAAGTTAAATAAAATGATAAAAAATCTAAATATAGAAATAGAAATATTCAACCAAAGGTTTGGGACTAATTGTGAGCTTTTTGTGAAAGACAATTAATGAGATATGTATTTATTCGTTAAGTCTTTTATTTTGTCATGATTATGTATTGCTTTTTTATAAATTATTTTAAATATTATTGATTAATGAAATGTTTTATTAATTAATAAATTAATTCGAATATATTTCCTTGATGTCTTCAAAGGATATATCTTCATCATCTTCAAAATAAAGCTGAACATGTTCATTTTTTAGTTTAACCTCAACCTTTTCATATGGATTATCCACAGAACGGACGTACATGTGCCACTTATTATCCACATAATACAAATACTCGTAAGTAAAGAAAAACTTCGAATTCTTAGGAACATCGTATTTTTTTACTGTTATATCCCAAAAAGGAAGCTCATAAGCATAAATTGCTGGAAATTTTTCTTCATATTTCTTAGTTTTTTCTTTAATTTCCTTTTTATTTTTAGTTTCATCTTCATTTTCATTTTCTTGATTGACTTCTTTTTGATAAATAGCTATTGTATCCATATACATTCTTGTAATTTCAATAGGAACTGTTGTTCCTTCTTCATAATCAGGAATATCAAGATGGGCTGAAAATAAAGTATTATTTTCTCCTACAAATCGCCATCCAATATGTCGAAGTCCTCCTGTATCAATGATGTCACCAATTTTTAATGGCTGTGAAAAATGAAAATAATCAGTCCAATTAGAATTTTCAACGATATCACTATAATTAATTCTGTCATATCCTTCTTTGATTGCTTTTTGTGTAAATGTAAAAGAACATGAACCTTCTCTCATATAACTTTCATTAAAAAATTCATATAATTTTGCTGATTCATCTTCAGGCTTATTATCGATAATTAAGTCTTTGTTCATAGAATTGTATTCACGAAAATGATCTACAGTAACCTGCTTTTGCTTTCTAAAAATTTCTTCAATTCTTTCTTCTTCTTTCTTCTTTTCTTCATTTTCATGATTCTTAATAATATTTCTTAATTCATTAATTAATTCAATAGTACTTAATGGATCATTGTTATTCACAATAGTCTCAAGGCTACCCAAGATATTTAAAGGTTTTAGTGTGGAAGTCATTTTAGAATTTGTTTGCTTTTAGATTGTTTATTATATTTATTTATTATAAAAATTTCAATTTTTATTTTTTTAGATGAATAAAATGTAAATGAATCTAAATGAATGTAAATGATTTTTACATTTCAAATTAATTAATTGATTCATTATTTGTTTCATTATAATCTTCATTAGAAATATCTTCTTATTCATCAAAATTTATATGCTTGAATACAGGATTCTACTTCAATATATTTATATTTTCTTAATGTATCTCTAAAATATCTTAAAATTTCTAAGGGTAATGTAAATTATTTATATAAAGATAAAGTTCATTCATTTATAAGAGGATGGTATGATATTCAAAAAAATGACTTTATTTACCTGTTGTATTTTTAGAAAATACATTTAATAACAGAAAATGGTTTCAATCATCTAATATTGAATCGACTAGAAATAATCATTTTAATATGACAAATACAAATAAAAAACTTGATTCTAAAACAGGATATGTAATCAATAATAATTATATTTTATATTCTTCTGAAGTTATTCATAAAAAATATAATTTATTTCATTATAAAAATTGATTTTTTAATACATTAAAAAATATTAAATATAATTGTTTTTTATATTTGCATAACTTTATGGATTCTGTATCTGAAAAATCAAAAGAAATTGAAAAATTAGAATTAAATCGAGAAATTGTTATTAATGATTATCAAAGTGCTACAAAAAAAAATATAGAATCATTTTTAAATGGAAATGTTAAAGCTACTTCTGAATATATATACGATAATCAAAAATTTGATGCTATTTCAATAATTAATACATTTTATGAAAAATCAATACGTGTCATAAGTATTGTTAAAAGAACAAAAGTAGGAATGGATGGTTTAATGATTGAAATAGCTAAAAATATTACTACCCATCCTGATAATAATTTTTTAATACATAGAGATAATATATTTTTTATTACAGCTATGAATAATTTATCATGGGAAGATGACATGAAGGATAAAATACCTTCATGTTTTAAAGAAAATGTTTTTCATCATGGTAAATTACAAAAATTAAAAAAAAAATTATATAAAATAAAAAATGCTTTAATTATTAATGATGAAATAGATACTGGTGATAAAGAAAATCAAAAACTTCATAAATTATTACATGAAAGTTCCATTTTAGATATTAAATATATGGAAGAAAATAATATATATTTTGTTTTTGTTTCTGCTACAATGATTAATGAACTTCGTGAATTATACAAATGGGGAGATAAACATCATATTCATTATATGACTATTCCTGATTCCTATATTGGACATAAAAAATTTTTAGATCTTGGTATTATTCAAGAATTTTATCCAATAACAAATACAACTCAAGCAGAAAGATGGATTAAAGAAGACATTATTGACAATTATGGAGATGATTATAGAGTTCATATTATTCGAACAGATGAAAAATATAAAGATTATATATCCAATGCATGTTTAAAATTTAATATTGATTTTAGAAATCATACATCAGAACAAAGAATTATTGAAGATGATTTGATTCATATTTTTAATAATATTCAAAATCATTTAGTTATTGCTGTCAAAGGTTTTTACCGTAGAGCTAACTTAATTCCTAATGAATGGAAATTAAAAATTGGTGCTACTCATGAAAGATATTCTAAAAACTATGATACAAATGTACAAGTTCAAGGATTACCTGGAAGAATGAGTGGATATTGGAAAGATATTATACTTAATGGACATAAGACTGGTCCTCATAGAACATCTATTCAAGCTATTAAAGAATATGAAGAATTCTATGAAAATCCTTTGGCTGATATTAAATATTCATCAAATAAAACAAAAATTTCGTTTGTTCATCCTAGAAATATTAAACATTTAGAAATGAAAAATGATTTAAATTTAAATAATAAACTAAATGAACCTATTATTCGTAAATTTGTTTCTCAGGATGAAATAAAAAAATATTACAATTCAGAACTAAAACCATTATTAATTAAATATGAAAATAAAAATGAAAATTGTACAGGTCCTAAAGAAAAAAAAATGAACAATGAAGGATTTTTTGAAGAAACTATTCGAAAAACTAAAAAAGTTTATTCTATTAGTGAAATTCAAGCAGAAAGAAAATGCGGATTATCACAAGGTGCAGGCTATGTTTATAGAGCATGTTATAGAGACATTAATGATACATCAACAGTTCAATTTTTGATAATTCATAAAAATTATCAAAAATTCAACTAAATTTTTAATTTTTATTTTATTTTTTATAATTTTCATTTTAACTTAAATTATAATTTATAATATTTATTATTGTATGAATAATGACTTTTATGAAGACATTTATACAGAAAATATAGAACCATTATATGGTAAAAAAAGAATTGATAATGATGATGTTTTATTGTTGAAGAATAATAAATATCCTCATTTATATTCTATTGAAAATCGCGTAGATTTAACTAACTTGGATGTTTATAGTATTGATCCTGATGGATGTTTAGATGCTGATGATGCATTTAGTATAACAAATATTGATGGAAATATTACATTATATATTCATATTGCTGATCCAACAGAATATATTGAATTACATTCTGATTTATGGTTGTCTATTGAACATAAAATTATAACTAAATATCCATCTAATAGAAAGCCTATTCATTTAATGCCATATGAAGTCATGGAGAAATCTAGTTTAATGGAAAATAAACATGGGTTGATTAAAAATGCGATAAGTATAAAAGTTGAAATTGATAATTATACTTTTTTACCTAGAAATAATATTCAATTATTGTTTTCAAAAATAAAAGTAAAAAAAGAAAATGCATATTCTTATGAATTAGCATCTAAACATGTCGAAAATATTAAATGTTTTAAAATTGGATTAATGATTTCTGAAGCTTTAACATTACAAAGAGCTGAAAAAACAATTGGTGTAAAATTAAATGATTTAGAGCGGTGCGTATTTTAAATGCCGTTTTTAATAACAAAAAAAATATTCATCGCTTTACTCATTAAAGAGTTTCTAAATTCTAAATAATGGGCTTCCTTAAGTGTATATAAAGGTAGATACACATAATCCCATTAGATGTTATTTAATCTACTACCTTGATTAAACAACAATTTCTTTTTTTATCTTAGTTTTTGTTTTTTTATAACTACTTGCTTTTCTTTTGGTTTTTGACAGAATTCAGTTGGTCTTAATTGATATTCTAAAAAATATTTTCCAAGATATAATATATTTTTACAAGCATTCTTATCACGATTTACAAAAATACACCGTTCGGTTTTCTCTTTTGGAGTTAGTATTTCATGTAAATGTTTTTTGTGTTTATTCTTTCTTACTGATACATTTTCTAGTTCTTTAAAAGTTTTATTGTATAATTTACTAGTATTATATTCATTTATTTCAAACATTTCAAATCTTTTTAACAGTAATTTTTTAAATCCTATATTTGGTGTTGATATTGTTCCTTTCATTTGACTTGTACGAGAATAATCACCATGTAATATTAATAATTTTTTGTTATTTTTTTTATCTTCTTTTGATAAAAATTTATTTTCAATTTCATTTAATAATACTTCTTCTGATTGTTTGGTTCTTGTAAATCTTCTAAATTTTAGTTTTCTAAATAAAATATTATTGTAAAATGTTTTAACATTATTATTAAGTTTATTTTTATTTGTTATAAATTTTTTATATTCATCTATTTTTAATGTTTTTGAATTAAATTTTGATAATTCTGTTTCTTTTTCAATAATTTTATGTTTTATCTTTTCTGCATTAATTATTTCATTACATCTTTTTGTATATGTTTCAAATCTTCTTCTAGAAGCAGTATATTTATAAAAATTATTATTTTCATCTATAATTGAAATTGGACGAATTTTTCCGGGATCGAGCGATACCAGTTTATATTTATCAGTTAAATATTTACTACATTCATCTTTTGTTAAAGTGTTTATATTTTTAATAATATTTTCTTCATCTGGATTTTTAGGAATTTTATCACCATATTCTTTATCTTTATATTTTTTTAGGATAAATAATAAACTACAACTAAATCCATCAGTTGTTAATTGATTATAAAATACATAATCTTTATGATTAAATATACTTCTTTTCTCTAATTTTAATATTTTACTCCATACATGTTTTTGATATTTTTTACAATGTAATACAATTTCACTTTTAGCATAATCAAAAAGTTTAGAGTATTTATTACCAATATAATCTGCTATACCTGATGTATTTAATACTATATTTTTAGGAACTATATTATTTCTTTGTGGTATGATCTGAAAAGTTTTTTTATCGAGTTCTTCAATTTTAGAATTAATATAAAATGAATATAATAAATATTTTTCAGGATGTATTTTTACATCATATGCTATTGATTTAGTAATTTTATCAGGATATAAATATTTTTTATTTGTATTAATCCAATTATGATATTCTTCTTTTGAATCAAGTATTTTATTATTTATTAAATCAGATTTAAGATGTCTAATTTCTTCATTTAATGCTTTATACATTAATTTTCTTTTTTCTTTATCTTTTTCAAGTTTAATTTCTTTAGATTTTGGTTCTTTAAACAAACAATTAATATATCTAAATAAATGTTTAATAAAATGTGTTGATATATTAGTTTCTAAACATGTTATCATTTCTTTTGCTGTTTGTTCTAAAATATGAGTTTTATTTGAATAGGATAATTTTTCATCAACTAAAGTAGAAAATACATTTTTATAAAATAATTTTATATCATCTTTATTATCTTTATTCTTAATATTAGCATCTTTATTAGATTTACCTCTATTAGTTTCACTTATTGCTATTGTTTTTAATACATCTAATATAAAATTTTTATTAATAATTGGAAATTGTTTATTATTGTTAAATTTATCTAATAAATATAATCTAATAAATTGATAACCAATAATAACAAATTTATTAATATCTTTTACAACATCATCTATAATTGGTTGTAATTTAGTATATTCTTTAAGGACTGATTTAAGAGGACATTTAATAATCTTATAAACTTGTTCTTCTTGATTTTTATCAGGTGGTTTTTTATATTTCATTATATATAATAGATAATAATTTATCTTTAAATCATTTTAAAAATAAAATAATTTCTATATATTTTTTAAAAATTAATATATTTAAAAAATATAATATAAATTATATATTATGGAAGATAATAAGTATAATTGTGAAAAATGTGCTTTTACGTGCAATACAAAAGCACGATGGGATGCTCATATTAATACAACATTACATAAAACAGGAGTAAAAAAAAAAAGAAGTGATTATAAAGAACCTTTAAAATGTAATTTTTGCAATTATGAAACAAAAAATTTAACAACATTAAAAATGCATGAATTAAATAATCATGCATCAATTGAAGAAAAAAAAAATAAATTTAAGTATTATTGTGAATATTGCGACGTTGGATTTTTTTATGAAAACTTTATTAATAATCATAATAAAACACAAAAACATAAATATAAAATTTTAACTAATAATTGAATTTTTAATCATTAATTAAATATTAAAATATTTAATATTTAATATTATATTAAATGATAAATAAACAAGCATCATCAGATTTAAAAATAAAAGCAATTAAATATTATTATAAAATTAATAATTATTCAACAGTATGTAAAATAATAAATATTAGTTTTGTAAATTGTTTAGGTAAGTTTGATGAAGGTTCCATTCCTGAACTAGATGAACAAATTATGAATTTTGTTTTTTTGCATAAATAATTTTGAATTTAGAATTTGAAATACATAGAAATTTTTATTTTTATTTTTATTTTTAATTTAAAGTTTTTTTATAAATAGTATTTATAATGAACTCGCTTTTTATACTTTCTCTACTTTTTATTCATGTACAATCTTTTGATTACAAAAAAATTTTTAATGATTTTACTTTAAAATTTAACAAGAAATATGATACTTTTTTAGAATATAATAAAAGATTAAATATTTTTATTGAAAATCATAAATTTATATATCATCATAATTCTGATGGCAATAATACTTTTTTATTAGAAATGAACCATCTTGGTGATTTGGAATCTCATGAATTAAATTTAGGACTAAAATTAGATAAAACAAAGTGTGTTATGTTTCAATCAACTTATGATTATCAATCTTTAGTTCCAAGTATTGATTGGAGAGAACAAAATGCTGTTACACCAGTTAAAGACCAAGGACAATGTGGAAGTTGTTGGAGTTTTTCTGCTACTGGAGCAATGGAAGGTGCATGGGCAATTGAAACTGGTGATTTAATAAGCTTATCTGAACAACAACTTGTTGATTGTTCTTCTGGTTTTAAATCTTATGGTAACCATGGATGTAATGGAGGATTAATGGACTATGCTTTTGGTTATGCTATTACTAATGGTATGTGTTTAGAAAGTGATTATAGTTACCATGCAGAACAAGGAACTTGTGAAAGTGGATGTACTAAATATGCTTATTTTTCTGATTGTGCTGATGTTGTTCCAAATAATCAACAAGACATGACTGCTGCTGTTTCTTTACAACCTGTTTCTGTTGCTATTGAAGCAGATACTAAAGTATTTCAATTTTATCAATCAGGTGTAATTACTGGAAGTGAATGTGGTACTAACTTAGATCATGGTGTTTTAGTTGTTGGTTACGGAACTGAAAATGGTGAAGATTATTGGCTTGTTAAAAATTCATGGTCAAGTGATTGGGGAGATGAAGGTTACGTTAAAATTGGACGTTCAAGTTCTACAAATGATCCTGGAGTTTGTGGAATTGCTTCTACACCAAGTTTTATTATTGCTAAAAGTTAAATATAATATTTATGGTAGTTTTTTGTGAAAAAATATATAAATTTTATTTTTTTCGTATAAAAATTTTTTTTTATTTATATAATTTAGTATGGATGTTACTACTAAATTAAATATTGAAGAAATAAAAGAGAATAAAAAAGAAAATAATATATTTTCAAATCCTGTTCATGGTTCGTTAGGTCAAGATAAACAATTAAAAGAAATACAGGAAAACAATAAAATATTAAATGAATTTATAAATGATATATTTTATTATTTTTGGGGTTTTTTTGATAAGTCTAAATGATATTATTCATAATATTCACCTTCATCTTGTATAAATAAATTTTGAATATCTTCATTTTCTAAATGCAAATATATAATATCAAAATCAATAAATAAACTATATAATGAATATAATAAAATAAATAATAATACTATTAATTTAATTTTCAATAAATACATTAAATAATAAATAATATCTTTTTTTGGTTTTTTATCTATATTTATTAAACATATAATGCAATTCTCTTTTATTTCATAATTTTCCTTAAAACATAAATAATGAACATTTGGTTTGCATATACAATTATGAATATATTTATTATTTTCATAATCATAATCATAAAAAACTTTATTGTTACTTTCTAAACATAATAAGCATTCTTGATTTTCATTGATTATTACTTTTTTTTCTTTTTTTGTAAATATTAAGAACATAATTTAATTATTATTATTAAATATTAAATTTTACAATTTAACATTTCTATTATTTTTTATTTTTATGTATTTATAAAAAAATTGATTATATTTTATATAAAATATTATAAATATTAATTATGTACCAACTTCATAATAATTTAGCTTTAATTTACGATTTTAATGGAAAAGATTCACCTGAATATATTGTTGAAATGAATTTTAATTTATCAGAAAGAAAATTAACTGTCAAATGTAATTGTGAAAAAGAAAAAAACTGTGTTCATTGTGATTACATGGTTGATTTTATTTACAATTCTTATTTTCATTTAGTAGAATTAAGACCTGAAAATGTACGTTTTCAAGGATATAATAATAAATTATGGCTTCCTGTATGCGATTATGATTTTAATGAAAATCCATTTTTGGTTGATGTAGAATTATTATATACATGTGATAGATTTCATTATTATTGTTCTTGTTGTAGCCCTGGTGTTGATGAATTAGAATCATGTAGGCATTTAGATTTTATTATTCATAAATTTTCAGTACATTATTATGAAATGAAAGAACAAGATGATGAAATTGATAATTTAGATTTTAATATTGAATTAAATAATGAACAACAAAATATGATTATTGATTAATTAGTTTTTGGATTGTACATAATCCACATTATAATCAGTTTTATTAAATCTAAATTCTATATTTCGATATTGTAAATAGTCTCTAGCTATTTCTTCTGGAGGTGTTATAAAATGAAAGCTATCTAAATTTCCAATTTTTAAATGATTAAGTTGTACAGGATTCTCTAAACTTCTTCTATTTTCTTTTACTTTATTTAAATGAAGTTTAAATTGTTCATCTAATTTTAATTTATAATAATATAAAGATTTTTTTGGGTCAGTTGTGTTATTAAAATTATCTACTATTTGTTGTTTATCATCAAATTTTAATTTATAATCTGACATATCTATATTTGGTAAATAAGAATTTGAATTATAATTATGTATAGGAACAGTTGCCATTGTACCTAATGGTAACACAGGATATCTTGTTAATCCACCCAATAATACTACTTTTTTTGATTTAAATTTTTCTGCTAAAGCAGTGATTGTATCTCTAACACAATAATCACCTGCTAAACCACATACTTGAAATTCTTCAATTAATTCTCTTTTCTTATTAGATGTTTCATAAGATTCAAATTCATATTTAACTAATTTTTTAGTATCATTCTTTAAATTACTATTATTACCTAATTTTTTTATTTTACTATTTGATAGATTTGATGAATCAAAACTAATTGGTAAATTAAAATCTAATGATTGTTCAACAGTTAAAGGTTCAGAACCATTATAAATTTCATAACATCCAGATATAGATGAACAAGCTTCTGTTGAAGATAAAGTATTTGATGAATAATTATCAATATCATCTTTTTCTACCGCCGTGAATGAATCACAATTAGGTGACATTCCTTTAAATAATACTTTGACTTTATCTTTTTTATTAGATGCTTTTAAAACTTGTGCAATAGAATCTATAACTAATGAACCACTATGTCCTTGAATACAATGAGCAGGAAAACATCCACCTGTGCATGCACAATATGGTTTTGGTGTTAAATATGGACTAAATGACATATGTCCATCAGGATGATAATCTCTTGTTATATAAATTTTTTTACAATTTTTATCATTTAATGCTGATTTTAATTTACTTACTATATCACTAACTAATTTATCTCCAGCATCAGCAACATTAAAATTACCTAATTTTCCTAAACCAGGTACAGAATGTTTTTCAGTTTCTGATACAGGGGTTAATTTAGATTGAAATATTGGTTCACTACCATATTTTCTACAAACTGAACTCATTCCATTTACTTTATTTTTATTATTACCTAATTGGACACAACAAACATCTCCGCTTCTTTCATAAGGTACATCCATAAAATCATTTTGCATATCAATAAAAAATACTACATAAGGTTCATTTGTTTCTACTTTAGATACTGTTATTCTATTTGTACTGAATTTTTTTCCATTAACAATTTTTTTTAAAAACATAGAATTCCATATTACACTTAAATTTTTTTCATTTAATAAATTTTTAGCTCCACCTTTAACAACTTTTTTCTTTATTAATTTTTTCTTAGATACTACTTTTTTCATACATTTAGGACATTTACATCCTTTCATGCATTTTTTAGTTACCGGTTTTTTTGTTGTTTTTCTTATTGTTTTTTTACCTCCAGTTGCCGATTTAGCAAATTTCATTAAATCACTCATTATTCCAGAACCTTCTTCTTGTGGAGAAAAATCTAATAAATTTGCTAGTTCAAATGGACTATTTCCTCCTTTTTTCTTTAATGGTTTTTTAGTTGCAGGTTTCTTTAATGGTTTTTTAGTTGTTTTTTTACCCCCATTTGCATTATATGTTGCTAAATTTTGTACATAAACAGGGTCAAATGGTTGTACATTTGTTTTAGAAATTACTTTGGCTGGAGGTGAAGCATTAAAATATTGAGATGGCATTCCTGTAGCCCCTTGAGTTTCTTCACCACCTTTCATTTTTTTAGTTGATTTAGTTGGTTTTTTTACTTTTTTAACAACTTTTGGCTTTATTGTACATAATTTTTTAACAACTTTTTTTTTGGATGCACCTCCTTTTGCTGAAGCATAATTTGATTCATG